ACAGCGATGATTGCCGTCCATTGCTTTTCGGATAGATGAAGCTGTGTCATTTCCTGAAATCCTTCCAGTAGTCGAGGATGTTCTCAGGGGTAACGCGAATGATCCACTTGATGGTTCCGTCTGCGGTCAAAGCGAGCAAGGCAGCGACCGGTTCACGGTAGGACTTTGGCCAGCCCATGAACTCGAGCAGCGGATCGGTGAAGATCCAGGCCATGAAGACGGCGGCTATGACCGTGATCAGCGCCCGCAACGGGGAATGCCAGGTGCTGGTGAGGAGCTTCAGAACGATGGCCCCGGCGACAGCCAGCCAGAATTTCAGGTCGGGGAAGTTGTGCAACTCGTCATTCCTTGGCCGTCAGGGCTTCGATAGTTGCCGCCTTGGCAGCGTTCAGGTTTTGGCAGTTGCGATATGCTTCGCGGTCGTTGCCCCACATACGCCACTGTGTTTCAATGCCTGCAGCCGGCGGCGGGTCGATAAGGTCAGGGCAAAGCGCCATGACGGAAGCCGGAACGGTCGGGCTAAGGGGCTCTGTAACGGAGAGCGTCCCGCACGCTGTCAGGAAGAGCGCACACAGCGCGATCAACGCCAGTCTGGTCATTTGATGCCCTTTCAGCGTCAAGCGCGTTCTCCAGTGCTCTACGGCGCATTGCGGCTTGGGTCTGGGTGGTCATAAGCTCGGCTTCGATCTCGGCAATCTCTGCCTGCTGGCGGCGCTGGCGCTCAAGGGCGGCAAGCTCGGCGCGGCGGTTGGCTTCCTGCCATTCGATGCGGACGACCTGAGCGCCGCGATCATAGGCGTCAGAGACGGCCGAGAAATGCCACCATGCGCCGGCCGCGATGACTGCGGCCACAAGCAGCCCGCGCCAACCTACCAGCTTCCACAGGGCAAGGAGGGCCGCTGTCATTCGGGTTCCTTGATGCCGGCAAGCTGCTCCTTGGCCTTGTTCCTGTCAGACCACTCAGCAACGCCAAGATAGGCGCCAGCGACGGCGATCAGGGTCATGAACGAGCCTTGGACGATAGCCTGTGTCACAAGGTCATTGCCGCCGATAAGCAGGGCCGAGAAAAGCATCCCCAGGCACGCGACGACAATCAGATAGACCATCGATCGGCGCCAGATCCACGAGCGTTCCATCATCAGGCTCCGATCTTGGAAAGCGCATCACGGCGCACGTCGAATGAGGGGCAGGCCTTGGCGGCGTATTGATTGTGGCCTGTGACGGCCTTGATGCCCTTGTGTTTTTTGCGGAGCTCGGCAACGAGCCACAGAAGCGAGGCCCGCTGTGATGCCGTGCGCGTGTCCTTCGGCGTCTTGCCATCGGATGAAACCCCGCCCACGTAAGCGATGCCGATCGTCCCGGTGTTGTGGCCGGCGACATGCGAACCGATCTGCCCGACCGGACGCCCTTCGTGGACCGTGCCGTCTCGATACAGGATGTAATGGTATCCACAGTCGCTCCATCCCCGCGCTTTGTGCCAGGCGCGGATATCGTCAACCGTGTAGTCCTTGCCCTCGGCAGTCGCCGTGCAGTGAATGATGATCTCAGAGATGGGCCTCGAGGTGTCTCGCAATACCAGGCTGTCGGCATTTGATGGCCTTGCCGACGCATCCATCCCGGTCGATGTGACCGAAACGGGGATCGCCATCGCCGACTTGTCGGGCTCGGGCTTGCCAGCGGGTGCCGGATCGCTTGCCGCCTTGAGCGCCATGATCGTCTGCGGCCCAGCGATGCCATCCACAACGAGCCCAGAGACGCGCTGGAAGGCTTTCACGGCTGCTTTGGTGAGCGGACCATTCACGCCGTCGAGCGAGCCCACGGCATAGCCCAGCTGCCTGAGCTGCGTTTGCAGTTCAAGGGTGTTCATAGCGATGTCCTTGTGATTGGTTGGCGGCTATGCCTCGCCGCCGGGAGGGGTTAGCCGACTGTGATCGTCAGGCCGGAAATGCTGCCATTGAAGCCAGAGCCAGCGGGCAGAATGTCACCGGCTCCGATAGACAGCGGGGCGGCATAATTCGGGATAGAGAAAGCATTCAGGATTGCAGGACCGACAAGAGAGCCATTGACGAAGAACCTGACGACACCGGCCCGACGTTCGACGCGGATCTGGTATTCAGTGCCCACGGTAGGCACGAAATCAACTTGGCAGTTGAAGTGGATGGATGAGCCGGCCAGCGCCTGGCACCGGATCTTGCCGCTGTTCAGGTCGAAGATGAAGTAGTCGCCGGCTGCCTGCCGCTGGATCAGGAAAACAGCGTTGGCGTTGTTGACCTTGGCGGTCACCGAGATCGAGAAGTCCTTAGCCCCAAAACACAGATCATTGCTGTCGGGGACAGTGAGAGCGTCACCAGTGCCGTCGAACACAGCTGCGTCATTCTGGATATTGGTGTTGCCGATAGCCGTTACCGTCCGCATGAAGTCCGACAGGTCAGAGAACGACGTCGAACCATTCGCGCCGACAGTCCGCAAATCGAAGAGGACGACGGGATCCGCTTTGATGGCGAGCTGCCGTTCAATCACAAGTCCAGCGACGAAGGCATGCCAGCTTGCAAGGCCGTGCCATCCTTCTGTCGTGTAGACGTTGACCTGCACATCAGCGACCAGAGCCCGACCGTCGAGCCACGTCAGCATGCGTTCTGTGATCGGAATATACGGGACACCTTCGCGGGCGCACATAAGCTCCAGACGACGAGCTAGCTCAAGATGGCGGTAAACCTGGGTGATGTCGGAAGGCAGGATAGGCGAGCCTACGATGCACTTGCGGCCCGCTGCCTTGACCATGGCAACGGCGTCCGAAACATCGGTCATGATCTGGTTTACGACCGTGTAGACGTTGCCTGTAAGGTTTTGGCTGAAGTTATTAGTCCCGGCCACGATCATGATTGTGTCGCAGTTTTCGGTGATCGCCTGCCCGACCTTCGCCTTGATCTGCGCCGCCGTAAAGCCAGAAACAGAATAGTTGGCCGGTTGGAACCCAAGCGCGCTGGTGATGATTGAGAGATAGGTTTGAGCCTCGGTGACGTAATGAGGCGTGCCGTTGCTGTCACTGCACAAGCCAAATTTAGGCATGGGTTCTACTGTCTCTGCGATTGCAGGGAAAGCCGCCAAGGCCATGGAAGCAGAAAACAGTGCGCGCCGTGTGATCATGAGGCACTGTATCGCCAGATTGCGGAGGCTTTGGCAACTGCGACTTTTGGTAATCTAGAGTTTGATGCAGTAGAGCAACGCCACGTTGCGACCGCGAGTTTCGGCGGCTGTTCTCGGCGTTCCGTTGGTGCCGTCTGTGATCGGGGCGCCAGTGCTGCCGTTTGGGCTGCCTGCAAAATTTGCCCCGGCCGCCATTCCAGATCCGCCGACAAGCTCATAATCGCCGGTGTGGAAGTGCCCCTGCATCGCATCGAGCTGTGCAGAGCCAAGAGCACGAGCGCTATCAACGCCACGACCATCATCAAGAGCCCTCGGGAACTCACCGCGCATGTCGGGCAGAGTGAGGCGCTTGTTTGCTGCCCAGTCTGCGGCAGCAGATGCCCCACGGGTTGAGCCTGCACCGGCAGAGGTTAGCATCGGTGCCGTCGTGTCGGTTAGCTCAGTCCAGAGAAGCGTGAAAAGTGCTTCAGTGTCTGCGTTTGCCCGTGTTGCGCCGGACGATGCCGAGCCGATCGTAGAAGCGTTGAGCTTCACCCATCCAGTTGGCGCCGTAGACCGCATGAACTGCGCGACAGTGCCGGTCGGGACATAGGCGTCAAGCTGCCCCTTATTGACGGCTTCATCGTTTGCCGTGGCCGTCGCCAGGGCCGTGACCTTCTGGCTGCCCATGTTAATGGCGCCGGTCATCGTGCCGCCGGAAAGGTTCAACTTTCCGTCAAGCGTGGTCTGCAGGTTGGTGACTGTAGAGATCGCCTGCGCGCCGGTATGGTTGGCGCGAGCGAACGGGCTGGCGTTGATGTTGGTCGGGTCATAGGTGGCCTTATCCAAGAACCCGCCAGACACGATCGACAGAACGTCCGTGAAAGACATCGACGTGTAAAAGTTCTGGATCTTGTCCCAGACCATGAACAGGGTGTTTGCCTGGTCGGTCACGCTCGGGGTCTGCACGAGCCCGCCGAAATCTGGCTTGATCACCAGATTGACGCCATCACGCTCAACCGTGAGACCATTGGCGCCGCTGATGTTGGCGGGGAACCGGGGCAGGACGCGAAGGCGATAGGTCATCGGGCAACCCCTTCCACAACCGGCAGAGAGCCGATGAATTGCTGCTCGGTCACGCCATCGCGCTCGATGGTCATGCCGATGTCGTAGGTTCCGGCCTCAAGTGCAGCCATTTCAAGCGCGTCAAACTCAATCGTGATCGTGCCAAATGCAGAAATGGTGATGTGATCGTCGCCTGTTTCTGCCGAGAGATACGCGCTGCAGCCCTTGCGCACCTGCATCTTGATCGTGATGTCGGAAAGGTCCGTAATGACCTCGCCCGTGTCCTGATCGACAAGCTCAAAGGTTTCGCTCCAATCTGCTCGATTGGAGACGCGCCGAAACTGGATGATGTCCATGGGGCTAAATCTTCATGTACCAGGTGATTGCGATCGAAGGCTGCAGATTGTTATGTGCCGCGCCGCCGCCTGCGTTGTTGATGGTAATGCCCGTCGTGGCCGTGCCGGTGTTCGGCAGGCTTTCGCCAATCCAGCCGGTTGATGCGCCTGCGCCAAGGTTGGTCAATGCGCCGTAGCGCGAATACTGGTGCGCGTGGCCGGGGTCGGTAACACCGTGATTGTGAGCCGGAATTTCCGTTGTGGCCAGCGTGTGCGTCTTCGCGCCACCGGTCCAGCCGAGAGCCGTCGCTTCGGAAACGACGCCAGCCGCCGTATTGCCCATGGTGTCGAGGCCGATCAGCGCCCGGCCCCGTCCGTCTGGCAGGGTCAGCGGCTTGTTTGCCGACCAGTCAGCCGAAGCGGAGGCACCACGACCACCAAGGACAGCAAGGCTCGTGTCTGCCGACCAAAGGTATTCATAAAGCGCCTGAACGTCGCTATTTGCTCGCTCTGTTGCTCCAGAGGTAGCCGAGCCAATGGTCCGGGCATTGAGCCGCACGAAGCCCGAGACGACGCCAGTTCCGAACCTGCCCTTGATGTCACCAGTGGCAAGGACAGCATCAGGATCAACGGGCGAGCCGGACCCACCGCCGCCGCCGCCAGACGGGCCAATGATCGGAAGCCCGTCCACGTCATAGATCAGCGAGCCCGACGCCGTGGTGATGCGGACGCGGTAGAATTCATCCGCCTCATCCATGAACACGGCAGGGAAGAAGCCCGCGCCATCCGTCACGACCGGGTTAGGCAGCAAGTTCACCGCCCCCAGGTCATATGATCGATACGTCTCAAGCGGCGTAGTCGTGCCGCCGATGTAGAAAAAGGCCCTGCAGCCAATCAGCGGCTTGCCGTTGAGATCGTGGATCTGCGTGTTGCTCTTGGGCCAGAAGCCAGCCATGGGTGGATTTCCTTCACGAGATAGGTCAAATTGCCGGGATGAAAATCATCAATCACGACCCGAACGAAAAACCGCCTCTGCGCGGAGAGACGGCCTTTGTCACGGCCTGCACCGTTGTGGTTCTGACATTGCTGGGGCTGGGGTTTCGCTGGCTGTCAGATGCCGTATCGTTGCCCGTCTTCCTCGCGATCATGGCCTTGTTCGCTATCGCGATGTTTCGGCTAGCCTTCTGGCTGGAGCGGAACTAAGGGCAACACCGCCGGTTACGCCACGCGCAAGCCCTGCAGCCTGTCGGTCGATCACCGGAAGCTTCCCAGCCGCCCCCTGCAATGCTGCCAAGAACGTGCCGCCTGACCGGCCTGCCGGTTGGGTAAGGAGGTCAGCAATCTCGCTCCATGTGGCATCTTTCCGCAGAAGCATGTCCGCGTCAGAAGTCCCCATGAACCCACGCAAAGCGCCCTGAACCGTCTTGATCGGGCTGCCTGACGCTGCCGTTTCCAGAATGCTCGGCGCGGTAGCCTGATCGACTGCACGCTCGGCTGCCTGCCGGGCATATGTTCGGCTATTGGAGGCCACCCCTGCACGCAGTTCGAACGACTTGGACGCTTGGTCGATCGCCCGAAACATGGCGTCTGCTTCGGTCTTTCCCACGACTGCCGTCAGCTTCTCGCGAGCCGCATCGCTGGAGAGATCACGGAGAGCAGCGATGCCCTGACGTGCGTCGATGTTAGGATCGGAGACGGCCCTCTTCACGTTGGCCAGGTTCTCGGCAATCGTCGCACGAACGCCACCTTTAACGCTGTCCAGTTCCGCTTTGGAAAGGCCTGTAACGAACGCCTCGACCTCATCCCGCGCCACCCCCTTGGAAAGCATCTGCTGGCCAAAGAGCATGGCCTCACGGGCGGCTATGGGCTCGGCTGCCGTATCAAGCGCAACCTTGTATTCCGGCACCAGATCCTTCGTCAGGTCGCGGATGGTCTTCGACAGGCCACCATAAGCCCGGCCTTCTGCCGTGTTGCCGCCGAGCGCGCCCGCTCCATCCCCCGCCTTGGAAACGTCGTTCAATGCCCGAGTGATGTAGTCGATCTGCTGGACATCTGGCAGCCGCTCGAACGTCACGGTTCCATCATCGGCCACTTTTGCCAGGATCTGCTTGGACTGAGCGCCCTCGACCCGCATCAGGTTGTTGGCCTTGTTGATCACAGTGCCAGGCACACGGGACTTGATGATCTTCTCCAGTGCTTGGCCCTTGGGGTCAGCGTAGTTGATCGGAGCCGAATAAGCTGCGTCGTATGCCGCCTTGCGGGCCGGCTGGGTTGCTGTCCGCAGTTCATCGAGCGGGTTGACCATGCCCTGAGGCCGGCCGAGCGCCGTATCGAGCGATTGCGTGATGTCGTCCGTAGCACCGGCTGCGCGCTGCGTGATCCGCTCTGCAGCTCGGCCAGCGCCGGGGCCTGCCCGCTGGATCGCTGTATCAAGGACGGAAAGCGTAGACGGGCCAGCATCGGCAAGCATGGCGCGAGGGCCCGCACTCGCAATGTTTGTGTTCATCGCCCCGGCCGCATCATCGGCACCAAGAGAGCGGGCGACGACATCAACAGCGGGCTTTGAAGTGCCGGCCATGCGGGCCGCTTCAGAGGTTGCACGGTTGCCCATGACAGATCGATAAGCACGGCCAGCGAGATCACCAACAGCGGGGCCGGCAAGACCAAGGCCCCCACCGATCGCCGCACCTTTCGCAGTTTCGTACGGATCAGCGTCAGACCTAACCGCCGCATCAGCTCCACCGACAACAGAGCCGGAAGCGCCAGCAGCCAGCATGCGAGCAGGGAGGGAAGCACCGCTGATGCCGAAAGCAGCCGGAGCCGCTGCAACCATCGGGATCGACCCCGCAACACTGCCAGCGATGCCGCCGACCGTGCTCGTGATCGGGTTCGCTGCTTGCGCGTCCTGCGTGGTCTGCTGCGCCTGCTGAAGGTTCGTGTCGTAGCTTTCTCCGTCGAGCATCGACCCAATTCCAGCCGCAGCCTTTTGAACGCCGCCCAAGATGGCAGGACCGATAACAGGGATGCCCTCAAGGAACGACGCACCACCCGCCCCAGCTTGGCCCATGGCGCTGCTTGCCGACTGGTCGCGCTGTTCCTGGTCGAGCATGGCTGCGCCCTCCTCATAGGAGAGGTGACGGCCCTGCGGCTTTCCTACGCCCTGAAGCTGGCGCACTGCGATCTGCACCGAGTTGTCATCCGGGGCTTCGATCTCATACGTCTGGCCGTTTACCTCGACTTCATAGGTGGGCATCAGTCAGACTTCCTTCTGATCGTGACGCCGGGAATGTTCGAGGGGATTTCGACCATGCTCGGCACAGTTTCAAGGGCTTTGGCCATGTTCTGGATCGCTTGCGGCGGCATGCCGGCCTTGATTGCCTCCACGGCCATAGCTCGGCGCTGTCGCTTTGCTTCAACCGTTCTTGGCTTGTCGCCGGGCTGCGGAAGGAACATCTTTCCGTAGATGGTTTCTTCCTGTGCCGTGATTGCGGCGCCCGTATCCTTGCGGAGGATAGAGGCTAGGAAGTCACGACCGGCATCTCTCGCAAGCTGATATTCCTCAGACTGCGCATAATTGCCCAGGTTCATGGGAATGCCATCTGCAAGGTTTTCGCCAAGGTTCAGCAGGCTCTCTTCGTATTTGTTGAGAAGAGGCGCGGCGTTGGTCGCCCTGGTCGCATAGACTGTGTCTTTCGACTGGCCCTCTGTCAGGTTTGCGCCCTTGATCGGCCCCTGCGTCATCGTCATCGTGCCGTCAGGGTTGGTCGTGATCTGCGTCCCGCTCGGAGCCTTGACACCGCCCACGCGGTCAAATGCGCCGGTTTCCTCGTTCCAACGCGCCTTGTAGGGCTGGCCCGTCTGATCATCGAAGAGTTCGACAATCTGCGGAGCCTTTTTGCGATTGCCGCCTGCGTCGATCACTTCGCGGTTGTTCGGGTCGAACAGGCGACCGTCGCCAAGGTTGATCAGCGCCTTCGACTCTGCCGGCTTGGCGAAGTTGCCGATCCGCTCGACAGATCCGGTCTGCTGGTTCGCACGGGCGAGCGTGCCATCGGGCAGCGTGACGAACTGCCAAGGCTCACCGGCCTGCGGGCCTTGGACGTTCTGCTTCCACAGATCCACGCCGATCTGGCGAAGGTTCGGATCCTGCAGAAACGACTGGATCGTCTCAGGCGAGATGCTGCCGCGCTGAATAGGCGTAACGGCCGGGGCAAGAATGTTGCCCGAGGCGTCGGCCACCTGATTAGCTGGCATCGGCTGGCCGGCTGCCTGCTGACGGCTGTTCGGTGCAGAAACCATGGGATCGACATAGCCGGGAACTTGACCGCCTGCGCCCATGGCGTTGACGGCATCGACGGATCCACCCGATGCACCCATCGCGTTGCTGAACTTGTTCGTGTAGTCAGCAATGGACGTGCCGAGGCTGTCGCGACGGTTCAACTGGCCCACGCCACCCTCGCCGCCGAACCATGCTTGAGCCGCGCCCTCGGGGCCGAACTTCTGAACGTACTGCTGGAACTTTCCGTCGAAAATGGCATCCTGAAGCTGCGGGTTTGCCATGAACTCTTCGGGCGTGACCGAGCGTCCAAGCACTTCCTGCGACCACGGGCCGATATTGGCTTCCATTACCTGATACCGGCCAAGAGCGCGGCCAAGCTTCGGATGCTTCGGCCCGATTGCCGCATAGTCACCGCTGCCTGCGCTCTCGATAGACGCGATGGCGTTGCGGTATCCATCCATCGGGCCTGTCTGGCGCTGGATGCCGGGGATAGGCGGCTGGTTTGGCACAGCACCACGGCCCATAGGAGCCGCAGGAGCCTGCTGACGGTTGCCGCCCATAAGGTTGCTCATGAACGAACCCTGCGGCTGTCCTGCGGCAACGGGAGCGCCTTGACCAGTGGTCAGCGTGGCGCCGAGCTTGCCCATGGACTTGCGCATGCCAAGCTCGCCAACGATATCGCCGCCTGCGCTCGAAAGGCTATCGAGCCACGACAGATCCGGCTTCGGCAGCTCTGCCATCGGCACATAAAGCGAGGGAACGACAACCATTAGAAAAGGCCTCCAGTCAACGCCTTCGTGCCGATGTTTGCGGCTGTGCCGACCAGCTTGCCGAAGAACGAGTTTTTCGCCTGCTGCTGTTGTTCCTGGACGCTCGCCGTGTCGCGATTGATGCCCATCGTACCCTGCGAAACACCGCTCTCGATGCCAAGCCGACGATCGGCATACTGCCCGTAAAGGTCAGAGTGGGCTCCAGCCAGAGCCGACTTGCCGGCGACGGCCTGCATGCCTTGGCTCGACAGACCCGAAAGCCGATCAAGCCAGGTGCCATATTCCTGATCCGCCACGCCCTGCCCGTATTCGTTCAAAGCCGTCAGCGTGTTGCCGGAATTGAGCATGCCGGCTGCAGACGCGCCGCGAAGAGCAGCCTGCTCGCCCTGCTGCATGCGGAAATCATAGCCGGGGCTGGTCTGGAAAGCTTGAGTCGCCCGAGCGTTGCCCTCGGTGCCGCGAAGCCCAAGCGCATCCTGGATTGTGCCGACAGCGCCGACGCCTGCCTCTCGATATGGGTCATAGAGCCCTGATGCGCCCTGAATGACGCCGAGAGAGTTGACCATCGCGTCGTTGGCAAGCGTGTTGCCATCGTTCTGGAATTTGTCGATGACGCCTTGGTTCTTGCCCAGCGCTTCAAGCGTGGCCTTGCCGATATTGGCGCCGGAAAGCTTGTCCATGAAGCTCATTATGGCCCCTCCAGTGTGGTGATGCGGCTCTCAGCTTCCCGCATGTGTTGCTCAAGAGCACGAAGCCAGAGATACCAGGCTTGATTGATGCGCCCGGTTCTCTGGTCGACCACGGGCTCGGCAGCCGCAGGAAGCGGCGGCAACGGTCTCAGGTTGGTTGCCATCAGCGTGCCCTCGGATCTGCGTCCATGGTGCCGCGAAGCAGCGAGGCATAGACAGGATCAGGCACCTGGACCTTCCACACGCGGCCATAGCGTCCAGTCGTGCCCGTCCGGTTGACCGTGACCGTCTGCTTGTGCTCGGCAACGCCGCCAAGCTCTCGGATCAGCGGATTGCCAAAGGTTGCCCCGCCGTCATCAGACCACGAGATCAGGCAGACCGGATCAGTCTCGATCGGCTCTTCGCCTGATGTCAGCCCCATGCCGACAACGAAATCGAAATCAGCGCGAGGCACGGCGGTTTTGTTCGGGAAATCGTTGGTCGGGCCGGACGTGATCTGCATGACAAGCGGCGTCGTGCCTTCCTTGAAATACTCGTCATCAAGGATCCACAGATCCCCGGTGTCGCGATCGCCAATCACCCAGCGGTCATTGAAAGCCCGAACCGAGCAGACGCCACGGAAGCGGCTCTGATTGAAGCTCTCGCGCTCGTGCCAAAGCCCGGTGTTTACCTCAAAGCACCAAGACCACGTCGGGCCGGTGACAAACACCCACATGTGACCGGACGTAGAACCGACCGTGACGTCGATCGTGGTCTTGTCGGTGACTGCCTGGATCAATCGATCGAGATCGGGCGACGAGATGCGCTGCGGTGTATAGCCGCCGGTCAGCAGATACACGGCGTTGTCATCACCGACGAAGGCCAGCACCTGAAACCCGTCCTCATTGCCAGCGACGGCGAACGTCGAGGCGAGGCCGCGAGGAATGACCGACACACGGGAAAACGGCGTGCCTGTCGCGTTGCCTGCGTTCTGCCAGACCTCGATTGAGTTCGGCCCCATCAAGAGAAGCTGCTCGCCGAAGGCTTTGGCCGTGTAGATGCCACCGGGGCGGCTCTCTGCCTTGCCGAAGTCGAGCGCATTGACGGTCTTGTCATTGATGCCTGAGACAAAATAGCGCCCGTCCCGAATGGCCCAGATGAAATAGCCGTCGAGGAAATCAACGGTCGCTGCAGCTGGCAGATCGCCATCGCCGAGGGAGGCAGGCGCGCCGCTATCGGTCACGGTGTAAGTGTCATCCTCGGTCGTGCAAATGATGTCAGGAACCGGGGCTTTGTTGTTGCGGGCGAACGTGACGCGGCCGGTGCCTGAGAGGTCGCCCAGCTCGGTCACGGTATAGGTCGAACCGGAGAGCGTGACCTTGTAGAGCGTTTCCGCCATAGCAGCGTACAGGACGCCGTTGAAGTAGTGGAGGCCTCTGCACCCGACTTCTTCCGTCGTTGCGATCAGGCGAAGCCCTGGGGCTCTCCTGCGGGCATATTGAGCCCGTGCGCCATCTGTCAGCCGCTCCGCATAGCAATTGATCAGCCGACCTGCGCCCTCGCCTGCCCTTGCACCGGGCGAAGTCGTGATCGGAAAGATGATTTCAGCCATCGATCAAATCCACTCGATGTCCTGCGGACCGCCGACCCACGTATTAGGCTTGATCTCGCGAAGCATCCGCTCTGCCATAAGGTTGCTCTCAGGGTTTCGGGGCTGGCTGAATGCTGGAGCGGCCTGATTGGCGAGAATGATCGACAGGGGCTCGATATAGACGTCTTCGAACTCCTCCCGATCGGGCAGGGTCACGATGTCGCGATATTCGAGATAGTCGAGCTTTCCATCAATCAGCTTTTCGATCTCGGTCACGTCCTCGGCTGCCGGGTTCTGGCCCGCGCCAACGACGTTGAGAAGCTGGAGGGTGGCGACGATCAGATCGCTACGGGTCTTGGTCATGTCGCCACCTTTCTTGCTGCTTACTCGGCTGCCTGCGTCGTCTCGTCGTGCAGGCGCTGACGAAGGAGGTAGCCCTCAAGGCCCCATATCTTGTTGCGCGCATTCTCGCGGGCGATCTTGCGACCAATCTCCTGATCGAAGTTCTGCGGAGATGCGGCTGCGCTTTCGCCTGTCACGATGTAGCCATTGCGCAGGGTGAGCGCGCAGACCGTCAAAGTAGTGCCGGGGAAGACGTGATACATTTCGCTGAGGATCGCGCCGTCGATCAGCGCAGGGGTCAGGCGCGGGGCATTGAGGCCCTTGGCCTGGATTTCTGTTTCAATCTGCTGTTCGTCCTTGCTCATCTGTCTAGCTTTCAATCTGAGTTTCAATCTATGAGCAGCGGCCCCGAAGAGCCGCCACCCTTCGCTCAGGCCACGTAAGCGGCCTTGTCCTCGTCGGACATTTCATTGAAGGCAACCGCGTCGGCCTTGGTGAGGCCGGTCTTCACGATCTCGCCGTTCAGCTTGATCACGAAGCGACCGCCACCATTGTGGACGGCCTGGAGGCCAACATTGACCTCTTCCGTTTCCTCAGCTTCCTCGTCCTCGACTTCGAAGAACGGATTGCCGCGGAACTTTGCGAGCGCCTTCTCGTCCGTCACCTCGACAGCCTCGCCACCCGCAAAGGTGACGCCGAACTGCTCGGTTTCGTCAGAGACGCCAGCCTCGGGGATGAATTTAACCTGGGCCATGGTTCACCCCTTACTGCGAAGACGGCGGGATGAACGCGATGATCACGGATCCCGCCCCGGTCGTCGCGGCAGTGCCGGTCAGGCCGAGAGTTGCCGTGATGGTCGTGTCGACTGCAACGCGCTGGCTGACAGCCTCATCAAGAGCAACAGGACCGAGCGCCAGGAGCGAAAGGTCAGTGCCATAGAGGTCGTCGTCAGCGGTCGTGCCGACATCGATCACGTTTGCAGTGCCAGCATTAAACACGGTCGCGACGTGCACGCCCGAGATTGCCTTGAGGATGATCGCGCCGGCCGGCAGCGTGCCAACCTGCAGCACCTTGCCGTTGTCGCCGAACACGAAGTCCTTGCGCAGGAAATGCACCTGATGTTCGCCCATATCGCGGGCCGGGATGGTCTGATTGAGAGGCATAGCCTTCACCTTTCATGGAAGGAGTTGAACCGGTTCCCGGCGCATGGCATAGTGGGGTCACACTCATTTGTTTCGGAGCGTTCCCATGAACTTAAAGCCAATACCGGGGTATGAAGGATTTTACTCGGCAAGCGACTGCGGGCATGTGTTCCGGGTCGCCACAAGGATGGGTGAGCCGATTTGCCGACAGATCGCAGAGAGGATGAAAAAGGGCTACGCCATTGCTCATCTCTGCCGAGAGGCGAAGCGCCGCGACCGTCCGGTTCATCGATGTGTGTGGGAAGCCCACAAAGGCCCAATCCCCAAGGGGCTTGAGATCAATCACATCAATGGGGTTCGGAATGACAACCGGATCGAGAACCTTGAGCTGGTGACGAAGAGCGGGAATGCTCTGCACAAATTCAACGTTCTTGGTTACCGGAGCCGAGGTCGCGGCGTTCTTGGTTCAAAGAGCCGAAAGGCCAAGTTTGTTGAGGCTGACATCCCGAGCATACGGAGCCGGGCCGCGAACGGCGAAGGATACAAATCCATCGCCGCTGACTACGGCACGACCCCGGAAGCAATCGGGTACATTGTCAGGCGTCAAACTTGGCGCCATGTGGCTTAGGCGTCCTCTGCGGCCGCTACGAAGCAGGTAATAATTCCCCACTGCTTGAGGTCCGAGCCGTCCATGGGGTGCTTCTTGAAGCACTTGGCCGCGCCATAGGCCATTTCGATGCCCGTGCCGGTGATGAAGCTGTAGTCGTCTTCCTTGCGGAAGGTGGGCTTTGCCATCTGGCCCCAGCCCATGACCGCCGCCTGCTGACCGCAGAGGAAGACAGGCTCGACACGAGCCGACGAGTTGCCGGCCGTCTTGAGTGTCACCCAGACGTTCGTCACATAGGCGGAGATTTCCGGAACCTGGCGGATGATGACACCGTCATAGATCAGATCCCCGTCCTGGAAGAGCGGGTTCTTGTCCATGCCATTGCCTTCACGAGCGCGAGCATCGCGGTTGGCGGCAATGATCGTTGCGTCGGCCTTGAGGTCGCGGAACGAGTTGGTGCCGGCGAACATGACGAAGTATTCGTACCCGTCCTTCGTCTTGTAGGGCTTGATCGCCGGAGAAGCATTCATTGCACGGCGCTTGGCGAGCGAGACGATCGCGGCCGACAGCTTGTCAGCGGTCGTGTCAACGTTGCCCAGAGCGGTTGCATGGGTGGCGTTGTAGTTCGACACGGCGGCACCGTAGAGGACGCGATCGGAGTTCGATGCGTTCCAGGTGTTGCGCTGGGCAGCGGTGGCGTCCTGATAGAGGATGCCGTTGACGGTCTGACCGGCATCCGAGCCGAGGAGAGCCGGTGCGCTTTCGGACGGCAGGGACATCAGGGCTTCAATCAGATCGTCGCGCTGGCGTTCCTTGCCCCAATCGGAGAGAAGCGGCTTGGCTTCACCGAAGATATCGGCGCTGTCCTTCTGGCTTTCGCTCTTCTTGGTGGCGACGGCATGACGAGCCCAATCGATCCACAGGCGCATGCCGTAGTTGTCGATCTTCTCTTCGTTGCCGACGAGGGAGCCGACACCGACGCCACGACCACGAAGCTTGGTGACGAGCGGAATATTCATCTGCTCGCCGCCCTGCTTCAAGTCCTGCTTGATGCGGATGATGGCGTTGAGATCCTGCCCCATGTAGGGGGAGAACAGGTTTTCGCGAACGTATTCGCGGTTGATTTCCTTGGTGTAGACAACAAGCTTGTTATTGTCCTGGACGGTCGTAACGGCCATAGCCTTTTACCTTTCGATGACGGGTCCGGTGGCCTGTCTCGGCTTCACCGGAGGGCGTTGGAGAAGAGAGCCGCGTCACTCGTGTCGTTGTCGGCTGCGGCATTGGCGCCGCCCGGCATGCGGGAGAGAGACGGAGGCAGACTGGTGATCGGTGCTGCGGTACGACCTGGGACGGCAGATGCGCCTGAACGAGCGCGTTCTATGACCTGAGCCTGAAAGTTCGGATCGGCCATGCGCTTTTCGAGTTCAGCCTGCAGCCATGCGTCCGGATCGTTTCCGACCTTGGCGAATGTCTGCTGCTGCTTGTGCCATGCGACGATATTGGAGAAGAGGTTGCCCGGCTTGGCAGCGAGCGCCGCACCTTCCGGGGTGTTGAACAGGGCTTTCGCGGCTTCCTTGGCGGCTGCGACCGCTTCGGCGCCGTGTTCCTGCGATGCCTGCATCTCGAGCAGCATTTCCCGCGTTTGCCGTAGTTCCTGCTGCACGGGGTTGAGCTGACCGCGAACGAACTCATCCGGGTTGTCCCAGATCGTTGGCTCGGGCTTCTGCTCTGCTGCTGCCTGCGGCTGGGCTGGCTGGCGCTGTGCCGTAACCATCCCGCGAAGCTCGGCAATCTCGCGACGAAGCGCTTCCGCCTCATCCCGTGCCGTCCTCGCCTTCTCCCGCTCTGCCTGCAACGCGGCCACAGGAACGCCCTTGGCGTCCAAATGGGGCTCTGCCACCGGCTGATCGGTCGAAACCGCTCCTGCGCCATCCTGAGGCTGCTGCTGGCTTGCAAACCGGCCGCTTTCATCGCGGATCGGCCCACCTGCCGGTTCAACCGGGGCTGGCGCTTCTGTCGTCATGGGTTCAGTGCTTGCCGATACGGTTTCACCCGCACCGGACATGATCTCGTCCAGTTCGTTCACAGTATTTTCCTCAATGTCGTGGAGGTCACGGATCGCCCATTGCCTGGCGGCGGCTTTCGCCCGTCATAGTCGGCGGCACTCTGCTGATTGACGGGTCAGCGCCCGATTTCGCCCTTGAAGATGGCGGCTCCTATGCACCCGCAGGCTGGCGCGACAGTTCCCGTTGCTGGGACATGTCGGCCTGCTTGAAGGCTACTCGCTCAACGCGGGCCTGTTCTTGCTCGCGCTGCTGCATCGACAGCTCGATCGGCATCAACTGCGTCTCAAGCTGCGTCTGTTCGGTTTCGGCCATGGCCTTGGCGGTTGCCGCATCCTTGGCGCGGATCTCTGCCAGTGCCTTGGCCACGTCGATATCGGTCGGGCCGGGATTGCCGGCGACAGGCTGGGGCATGGAAGAGGCTTGAGCGTCGGCTATTGCCTTCACTGCCTGCGCTTGCTTCAGCTCCGTGGATGCCCGCTTGTCGGCAATTTCTGCCTCCATCCCGGCGATCTGTGCCGGATCCGGTTGGCCCTGAGCCTTGAACGCCTCGCGGAATTCCTTCTTGGCGCTCGCCGGCATGGCCGATGTCTCGATCAGGACCTTCATTGCAGCGGCAGCCATAGGCGGTGACAGCATCGGGCCGACCGACTGCATGGCCTCGCGAACCGTCTCGTTCGTGTCCTGCTGCATGGTGATCGTGTCAGGGCCCTCATCAATGATGATGTCCACATCGAGCGAGCCGATCGCGTTGACAATGGCCGGGTAGCCAGTCGCCGGGTCGATGCCCATCTGGTTGATCGCCACGAACTGAGCGACCTGTTCGTCATCCGTGACCCGGATCCAGCGCTCGCCGGTCCAATGTTCCTGAGCGGCGCACCACAGAGCCCGATAGACACGAAGCTTCCAGCCCTTGTAGGCGAGCAGATACGGCCCAAGCTCGGCAATGCCGGCCTGCTGCTGGATCTGCATGGCCTTGCCCGAGAGCTTGTCCACGCCCTGGCCCATCAGAGCCGGGTTGAAGCCGTAGTTCTCGATTTCGTCCTTGGCGTCCTGAAGGAATAAGAGGTGCCCCTGCAGTTCCTGGCCCTTGGCGCCATCGTCAGGCATCGGCGCTTCGTCGTAGTATTCGACCACGCCATCAGGACGGGCCATTTCCTTGCGGATCTTCTCGACGTCCTCGCCCGAACCCTTCTTGATGAAGATCCGGCGGCTGCTGAGCGTGTGGAGACCCTTGGCGCGGCGCTGGTTGATCTCGTCCTGGCTGCTGCGCATGTTGCGCACGAAGCCGTAGCGGTCGCCCTCGTGGTCGATGTTGGCCGAGAACGCGATGTATTTGCAGATCGTGCGCTTCTTCTCGTCCTTGAACGGAGACACGCCCTCAGCAAGCACCGTCGAACAGGTGTAGACGCAATAGCGCCATTCGCCGCCCTTGATGTACCAGTGGTCAACGATCCTGATCCGCTGGCCCTGCTCGCCGTCCGTGAACCACTTGTTGTCACTGTCGGGGTTGCTGGTCAGTTCCGTGCCACGCTCCAGAGAGGCGCGAAGCTCGTTCTCCTTGTCGGGGAACATCTCGATCGTGGCTTCCAGATCGGCCCACTTGCCAACGCCCATATAGCGACCGTCGGAGAAGTCTGCCTTCATCGAGCGGGGATCGTAGAAGAAGCCGGCCGGATCGAAGGGCTCAAAGCCGATCTCGATGTCTCCCTGATCGCCTTGTTCAAGCAGAAGTTCAATGCCGCCGATGCCATCCACCGCGCCATTCAGGCCAGCGATCGGAGACTTTGCCGGCCATTCCTGCTGATCGCAGATGTAGCGGAGAACTGCCGTTGCCAGCTCAGCGCCGTCCTCGTGCTTCGGCGTGCGGGGAAAGCCGCGTGGGTCCTGCCTCTGACGCTCCAGCAAGCCCACCACAGCGTTGATCTTGCGGCCAATGCGGTTGTAGGTGACCACTGGCTGCTTGCGGTCATTGAAGACCTTGATCTGCTTATCGGTGTACTGAGCGCCGTGGTAATAGCGCCGAGCGTCCTGCTGCTCCTTGATCTCCTCGTTCTTCGTCTCAAGGTACGACAGGTACTCACGCTTGCGCCGATCATGGCTGACCGACATGTCAGTCGAGGTCGGCCCCTGATGAGTCGGCCCGCTGCCCTGCGCATATCCGGTGTTGTTCGCAAGCATCAGTAGGTTGTCCAATCATCAGGTTGCGCGTGGCTTTGAACCGGCGAGTAATCAGACCGCGTGTCGGGCTTCTTCTGTTCGGGCATCGTCTTGGCGTGCATCTTGTCGAGCAGCTGACCGGCGAGGCCGAGCGCATCGACCTGGTCGTCATTCTTGCCGGCTGGGAACACCAGCAGCTCGGAGATGAATTGCTCGTACCAAGGCGCGTCGATCGGCACGTAAAGCCCGTCCAGCGCCATGCGGCCTCGGATCGACTGAGCGCGGACGGCCTTGTCGCCACGGGTCGGGAATGTCTCACGGGCGACGAAGGCCTGACGCTCTCTCATCCGGCGATCGATGAAAGGGCCGACGCCTGACTTGATCTGCCCGGTTTCCTCGGCCCACCCGTATGGCTTCCAGTGCTTCACCAGATCGCAGAAGGCCTCGATCCACTGATCTGATGCCGCCTGCTTGCGCCACACGTCCAGGAGCCACATGCCGCCCTTCGGATCGACACCGAGGACGACGTGAACCGTGTAGTCGCCACCGTTGGCGGTGACCGCATAGTCGGACGCGCCGTAGACGGCGAGCGTTTCCTTGGCCGGGATGTCCTTCAGATAGCAGCTCTTCAGCCATGAGGCCTTGAACAATCCACCTTCACGAGGCGCTGGGCGCTGCTGGAACTGGCCGGCCACCGCGTAGGCGTCCATGACCTTCTTGTCGCGCTCGACCACCTCACGAGGGAAGCGCTCGGGGAAGAGCAGCTCGCCCTCTTTCGTCCGCGGATCTTTGAACCCGATCGATGTTGAACACCTGCGCTCGGGCTCAAACTCCATCGGCAGCATCAGATGCTCATAACCGAAGTCATTCGCCATGATGAGGCCAGACACATCGTCTTCGTGCAAGCGCTGCATGACCACGATGATGGCCGATCGATCCGGGTTGTTCAGTCGGGTCGGCACGCTCTCGCGGAACGTGTTGTTCACGCTCTCGCGGTCAGCATCCGAGTTTGCGCCATCCACCGACAGCGGGTCATCGATCAGGACACGATCGCCACGAGAACCCGTCAGACCGGTAAAGGCCATCGCCTCGCGAAAGCCGGTAGCCGTGTTCTCGAACTTCGTCTTTGCGTTCTGGTCGCTGGTCAGCCTGACCGTCGAGCCCCAGCGCTCCTGATACCATTCGGACAGCACCAGGCGGCGCATCTTCAGGTTATCGCGGATGGCAAGCGGCAGACTGTGCGACGTGCCGAGATAGCGCATCGCCGGCATTCCACGCGGGCCCCATTCCCATGCGGGCCACATGACGCCGACCGACAGAGACTTCATCGTGCCAGGCGGAACGTTGATCAGCAGCCGGAGGATTTCCCCCGACGTAACGGCTTCCAGATGATCGCTGATCGCGTCCAGATGCCAGCCATGCTTATACGGCTGTCCAGGCTCCAGAACGTGCCACGCAGCCTTGGTGAAGGACGAGAGCGAGACCCCTGCCCGCTCGATGTCGCGGTCAAGAGCCTTCTGGGCATCACGCTTCTGGCGTTCCGTCCTCACCATAGCCAGCAGATCCGCCGGCGGCATCGGTAACTGCACCGAGCGCTGCCTCAAGGGCTGCAAGCTGTTCATCTGTCATCCCTGAGAGGTTCAGATTGATCGGGCCACCATTCGGGCCGGAGACTTCACGCTTGGCCGGCGCATAACTGCCCTGCATCTTGTTGGCCTCAGAAATGGCTGAGATTGCCGTACGACGATCATCGGCCATAGACGCATCGTGGATAGCCTTGAGGCTCGCAAGCCTGTCAGCGGCGCTCCATTCGGCCTTTACGGCCACTCTGGCCTGGATCTCTTCCACACGCTTGGCCACGTTGCCATTTGTTGCCAACCTTGAGGCATGATGGCGAGATGGCGCAAACCCTGCTTCGGTGTACGCCTCTTCCTGCGTCTTCCCCTTTGCCAGCGCCTGGGCGAACGCCTCATGACGTGGGTTTGTCAGGACTGGCATTGTCAGGCGGCGTCCTTCTGGTCGTCTTGTTCCTTGATGGCCGCAGCGATCAGGTCATCGACCTCGACGCCATGCTTCGCCGCTTCCATGCGGGTCATGGCGATCATCTGGTTTGCCATCTCTTGGAAGCTATCGGGCGCCTGTGCCATCATGGCATGAATGAGCGGCGCATACTTGGCCGGAACAAAGGCCCTCCCGGTGATCGTGATCTCTACCTTGTCCATGTTCGTCATCCTGGGTTTGAGTTGATCCCGCTTGCTGCACTTGCACGGCCTTTACATGGTCTCGCGCCGCCGTGCCGGTCTTCCCGGTCGAGTGCAGCCTGTCCCGGTCGCGGGTTGGGCCAGGTTCGGATAGGCGCTGGAGTAGAACATGATTTCTATTTACCCCGCATCAGCGAGGAATGATTTTGCGCGATCAGCACATCTGCCTTACATCGACAGCGCCGATGATGAGGATGGTTCCGTCCTTCGCCCTGAGAACCCACGTGACGCGCTTTGTGCGCTCGGGCGGGTTGAGGCACGGAACAGACTGCCGAAGCTTCTGCACGGGCAGTTCCGGCCGGATGAAGGCTATGTCCGTTTCCTGCTGGTACTGCTTGGCGCTCAGTCTATCCGCCCAGGCAATGGCGAGGAATGCGAAGAAGACGCGAGCGGCCCACATTAGCGGAGCAAAGCCCAGATGAGCCACACGACCAGAACCGGCACTGTGGCGATGACGAGCCGGATCATGTTGAACAGCTCGGGGAAGCTGTAGTCGCCCCCGCCTCGCTGGAAAGTCGATGCCGCATAGCCGTAGATGGCGATGGTGGCGAAGAGCGGGAGCATCCACCAGCCGAATGCGAGGGTGAATGTCATTCGCCGTCTCCAACTTGTATGACAATCAAAACACGATCAAATGCAAAAGCCCCGCTGCGGTTAGGCAGCGGGGCTGATGGGTGTCGGGAAGGCCGGGCGGCACCCGTATCCGTGCGCTGCCTCCGGTTGCTCGCGAATTTGTTTATCCCGTCTTCCCCGCTTACGGGTCTCAGCCGTTGCGCTGGAAGACTGAACCGCGCCAGTGCGTCAAACCGTACTGTGGCTTTTCCCGCCGGCTTCCCGATTTCGTCGCCGTGTCCTGCCGTAGCAGGAGCGTAATAGATGTCATCCCCACGGCTCAGGAAGGGACGGCCGGGCATCCCCGACCTTCACGACTTGCGCCGCCTTCCCGATTACGTTGCCTTGCGGCGAATTGGCTCCGAGGGCGGTTCATCCTCGGCTTATCGCGCCCCGGAGGGGATTGGAGCGGGCAAGGAGAATTGAACTCCTCTTGGCGGCTTGGAAGGCCGTTGCATCGCCTTGATGATACCCGCGAATTATGCCGCTTGTTGGCGGCGCGCTCTCAGCTCCCGGCGTCGAGCGTTTCTGGCGTCGGCCAATTGAAGACCGGCAATGTCGGTATCGAAGAAGCAGGCGAGAGGTTTGCTTTCCTCTGGGCGCCAAACTTCGATGTTGCCCTTCTTATCGCCGATTTCCGGGGTATCTGGCAACACCTGATCCATATCGTTTTGGTTATGCAATCGGCTGTTGCTGCAAAGTTTGTGATGTATTTCGGTTATGGATGCCTTTGCACGGCGGCTGACGGTCTCGGGATGGACGTGTTCAACGGTCCTTGCCCACTTGGCGATCGACATGCCGCCTGCCTTTGCCGATGCCCAGGCCCACAGCGCGCGCCGGTTTTCGGGCTTGCGGACGAGCTTGATCAGTTCCATCGAAACCTCATAGAGGCCAATGTCGTTCCGTGTCAGGCGGGTTGATTTGGCGTCGAAGAAGTCGGACCGCTCTTGCTGGTATCGTTCCGCTCCCCATCCTGACACGTCTCGATGATCATGAACGAAGGGCAGCGACATGGATTTGATCTGCGCCGGCCGGGCCGTATTGGGCAGCCTGCGGTCAACCTCGGCCGACTTGATGAAGAGCTCTGCAATATCTGCTTCCGTCATTCGTCGCGCTCCTTGATGATGGGGATGAGCTTCCTGACGAAGCCGCCGTCGCTCGTCTTCGCCTTTTCCTTGATGGCCTCAATCTGCTCTTTGCTCCATTGACCATATCGAGCGTCTTTGGCTGATGGAGCCCGTGGGTCGCTCATCATGGGGCCAACTCGATGAGGCGGGGGTGGGCCATCGTCTTCGTGGGTCATGCCTGCCTCCTGTCATCCAACCAATCGAGTTGAGGTATACCAAATACGCGAAGCATGCGCTCCTGCAACATGCCGGTTAGCCGCCCGCGCTTGTCCTTGCAGTCTCCGACATATGCCGCCCTGATCTGCGCAATGGGCGTGCGATCCAGGAAGTCGAATAGCTCGCTGATGCCGTTCTCTGCCTTGGCGGGGTATATGCGCTTGAACTCTTCCACCAGATCCGAGACGGCGCCGATCGATGCCTCGTCCAGCGCTGCCCGGTTGTTTTCCGATTGCGTGATCAGCATCAGCACCAGGCGGCAATGCTCCACCCCATGCCGTCTGATTATTTTTTGGACCGTTCCCACCGATCGGGTTTGACCGGGACGCGGGGCAACGTTCTTGGCGACGGCTTCGATGCCAAGCTCTGCGAGGATTGCCAGTGCTTCCCGATTTGGTCTGCTCATGCCGCCCTCTTCAGTGCATCGGTTGCCTTGCGCTCGCTTTCAGTGCCCTTGCCCTTCGAGCGCTTGAGGTGATGGGCGCACCAGCTTTTGCCGGCGACGACTTCCTCGGCGCAGAACAGGAACGGCCCGCCGTCATTGACCGGCCATTTACAGTGGCAGCTTTGAAGCCCCATCAGATCCGTTGCCACCAAAAGCCGGGCGGCGTCGTACGCTTCCGCCTCGGCCTTGCTGATCGGCCCAGATTGCTCCACAGGCGCGGCCTTTGCCTCTTCGTCCACCTTTACCGCATGAAAGGCCTGACGGCGCACATTGGCATTCTGTGAGGTCGAGGCGATGGGTTGCCGGGGCTTGGCAGCGGATGGCTGTACTCTTCCGCGTTTCACGTCCCGCCAATTGCTCTTGGCGCTGTTCCGGCGATTGAACATGTCGCGGTGGCGATAAATCAGGCCAGAAACCATGTTGCGCGTCATCTTCATGCGCTGGGCAATCTCCCCCATGCTCAAGCCTTCCACGTTCCACATGTGGGACATTTCCTTGACCTTGTCCTTCATGCTGCGACCCTTTCCAGCGCTTCCGGCGCATTGTCTTTGCCCGCTCTCAACGCCTGCCGGTATCGGTGCATGAGGTTCCAGCACGGGGAAATCCCGACATTCAGCTTGGCTGCGATCTCGGGAAATGGGATGCCCTGAAGACGCATCCTGATGACCTCGTCGCGGGTTTCAATCGACATCCGAGGCGCTGGGCTATTGCGGATCTTTGTCGTTGCCCGCTTCTGCGATCGAGCCGTCTGCCCCATGCAGTAAAGGACGGTTGAATGATCGCGGTTGACGATCTGCCCAATCATCGGGCTGGTCATCTTGGGGAAGCGCTGCGCAATGCTTCGAATGATCGCCTTGCGGACTGGAGCGAGCTTATTGCGGCCCTTGTACGTCCTGATCAGATCGGGGGGATGGCCAGCCAAAAAGCACGCCGCGATGAAGAACTGTTTCGGGGTCATCGGTGCGCCTGTCCATGCCAACCATGCGTGATAGGCATCGACGTGGGATCGCTCTTGGGCATCCTGACGCTTTGGAAGTGGCTTGTTTGACACAGGGATGACCACTGGCGCTGCTTTTGGCTTCACCCTTCTCTGCGTGCGCGCCTGACGGTCCTTGTGCGCCCGGTGAAGAGCTATCTGGGTTGGGGTGGCGTGGGAGATCATTGACCAGCCTCCCTCGGTTGGGGCGATGGGTTCGAGGCATGCGCTTTCATCACCTCTGCTGCCTTTGGCATTGGAGCCCAAGCAACGACCTCGCCGGACACCGGGAAATAGCAACTCTCATAGTCGAAGTTGCTGTTTTCATAATACCAGCCGGTGGTCGGATGGCCGTCATCGCCGCTTTCCTCCGCGCCTTCTGGCGGCTCTTCAAACTCCAGCGGGTAGCGGTTTAGGTAGTACCCGGCAAAACAGAACTGACCACGCTTCGACCTCGTGACGACGATCACGGAGGTCATCTCGCCGACCGGTGTTTCTGGAACGGAGCCTGAGAAATCAAAATTTAGAGGTACGATGGTCATGCTGCGTCATCCTTCTCGATGGCTGACGTGGTCCACGAGTAGCTCGTGAAAACCTCGACGTTGAATTCTTCGCCGCAGGACGAGCAGGTGTATTCGCACGTGTCCTCGGAATAGAGGCCGTAGTGATCGTCGTCAGGCTTCGTGAGGTGTCCGCAATATGGGCAAATCGCCCCTTCCTTGGACCAGTTACTCATCGGTCGAGCCCTCCGTGGTGGCGAGGGCGAGGGAACGGGCGCGATGATAAACGCCGTCGCTGACCTGCACTTGTTTGGTCCCGTCCTTGAGCGTGACGGCGCGGGCCTCCAAGTCTTGAAGCAAAGCGATCAGCACGTTCTTCAACTCGACACTGTCCGCCAGCACATGTGATGAGGGCGGTGGGGTCTGCTTGTTCGTTTCGTCGTTCATGCTGCCGCTCCTTCGCTGCGCTTGAAATGCTTGTCGGCCCGGGCGAACTTCGCGGCCTTGATGGAATAGTCTCCGCTCTCGAATTGCTCGCCACGGATTGGCTTGCCGTTCATGAAGTTGACCAGATGCTTCAAACATTCTTCGGCGGCTTCGCCCTTGGTCGGGAAAACCTTCGGCTTGCCATCACGGTCGAGGATCGGGGACGGGTGAGCATCGCGGCAGACGCGGATCATGGCCCACCAAGTGCGATGGCCGGGGACGCGGTGCGGATACGCGGAATAGCGGTTCATCGCTTGCCCACCTTCTTATGAATTCGCTGGCTGCCGTCCCACGCGCCTTTGCGGGCCTCGACTAAAATCGTCGTATGGTGGACATGGAAAATCTCCGAAAGCTCGGAAACGCTGTGCATCGGAAGCATCTCGTAGGCAGCTTTCCAAGCCTCTTTGCGGGCGAGGACAAAGGCAGGCTGATGCCTCCTTGTCTTAATCTGCTCAAAGGTCAGGCCATGGCGATCAAGGATAGGTTCAATGATCGTGAGAACCTTCTCCTTAAGCGTGCCGACAGGGTGTTGCTTGTGAGCGGCTTCAAGCTGCGAGCGGAGCAATTCCGTCACTCCGGCTGCCTGGGCGATCAGCGCTTCAAGCCTTGCGATCTGCTCTGAGTAATCCGGCTTTGCCTCAACTGGCTTGGTCGCGATTGCCCGGTTTGTGGTCGGCGGCTTCCCATAGAACTTCTCTTTCAGCTCTCGCGCCTTCTTTGCCTGCTCTGCGGCTGTCGGGTGATGGATGTTCATGACTTCGCTCCCAGCCGATAGATGTTCGGATACTTGGCGATCCATGGATCTCGAGCGTTCGGATAAAGCCGGTTCAGTTCATCCGTCGCCGTCTTGTCGCCGGCCTGGGACTTGCGCAGGAGCGTGAACAGGCCGTTCATCCTGACCCGATGCTCTGCCGATCGCTCTTCGCTGCGCTGCTCGTCCTGCTCCAGCTTCTTGACCGAACGGCGCTTCTCAAGCTCTGCGATGGCGTCGAGGCGGTTCTGTTCTTCCCTCACCCACCGGGCAAGCCTTGGAGCGCGTGGGCTCCATTCGTCTGAGGCGTCCTTTACCGTGCCGTCACGCAGGGCAAAGACGACGTTCCAGATCGCCTGATTGGAGAACTCGCGAAGGGCTTCGCAGTAGTCTTCCATGGTGCCTCGCTCATCAGTGACGCCGCGCAACGGGAGAGTACGCCAGAGCACCGTAAGCGCCCTCATTGTCTCGACGGTCCATTCCTGATTGTTGTGCATCTAGGCGCTCCAAAAACTCTTGGGCAAATCCGCCCATATCCCCGGCTCTGCGTTGCATCGGCTGTGGGCGCGATGGCTGCGGGTCATCGGCCCACCTTTCCTGATTCAGCCAGGTAGACGGATGCGGGATGAATTGCTGCTCGCGGGTAGCGTAGTAGGCAAGCTGACGGTGAAGGCCGGCCATGATGGCTTCCGGCGTCGTGATCTTGATCGCCTTCTCATAGGCCTTGCGAGCGGCACCCTTGCCGACACGGCGGGGATATGTGGACCAGAAGGCCTCGAACGATTGGAGCTGTGCCGGGGTCATGCCACACCTGCCATGTCGAAGAGGTCAACGCCCTTTTCACGCTCAAGCTCGGCAATGTTCTTCACTGCCTGCCGGAAATAGGATGGCTTCAATTCAAAGCCGATGCCCTTCCGGCCAAGCTTGACGGCGGAATAGACCTCGCTGCCGATGCCAAGGAAGGGCGTCAGGACGGTTTCACCGGGTGCCGACCAAAGATCAAGGCAACGCTCAATCACGTCCAGTTGCAGCGGGGAAATGTGCTGCTCGTCCTTCTCGTCGCGCCCGCCGCGATACTGCAGGGTGTTCGTCTGATTGATGTCCATCCAGACCGGCGAGGCGTAACGCTGCCAGACCAGAATTGACCGCCACTGCTCGAACGGCCATGCGGCGCGGCCTTCGCTCTCGACTTGCCGGCGATGGCGATCGTATGCCTCCCGGCTGATATCGAGGCTGTCGTCGCCTGCCCAACGTTCGAACCCGCCTGCGACCGGCTCTTGATTGTCGCCAGGCTTGCGGAAGCTGACGATATAGTCAGCAAGGCCCATGCCGCTGATCGTGCTGTCCTTGGTGATCTGCTTGTGAAGCAAGCGAATGGACTTGGTGCGCTGCTGTGCGATGACCGGGTCTTTCCAGATGCAAACCTCAGAATGGAATATCCAGCCGGCATCCTCGTATGCCCGAACGATCTCGCCGCGAAAGTCGCGCATTCCGATAAAGCCATGTCGGGTCTTGCTGGTCGGCAATTGCATGCAGTGAACCGAGTGAATCCGGCCCGGGCGAGTGACGCGGAAAAGCTCAGAGATCAGGAAAGCATAATGCTCCCAAAACTGCGGGCCTTCGTTGTTCGAGATATCCCGGTCATAGTTCGAGAACTTGTAGAGCCCTTCAAACGGTGGCGAGTGGATGCCAAAGTGAACGCTCTCGCTCGGGATGCCCCGGATAAGCTCGCAGGCGTCTCCTTGGTAGATCCCATAGTCCTTGGTAACGACCTGATCGATTGCGTTGATCGTCATGCGGCGCACTCCCCTACCCATGCAGGAATTGTCATCGGAATTGTCGGATTGTAGTCGGGCCGATCGCGGACAGACCCGCGCACGGCGGCGCTGGATAGGTCTGCCATGTGCATGACCATGGCAGCGGCCATGCGCTCGGCATCGCCTTCCTTGCGCTTGAGATTGGCGACCGTCGCGCCTTCCATTTCGGATGCGATGAAATGGACGTTGACAGGCTTTGTCTGACCAAAACGCCAGAACCGGCGAACGGCCTGATAGACCTGTTCGAAGCTGTCATTGAGCCCGACAAAGCCTGTATCTGCGCAGTGCTGCCAGTTCATCCCAAAGCCGGCGATCGATGGCTTGGTGATCAGGATGCGCGTGCGGCCCTCGGAAAAGTCGACCAGCTTGCGGCGCTTGTCGTCGTCCTTGTCCGATCCCTGGAGATTGACCGCACCAGGCAGTGCCTTCGCCAGTGCATCCGCCTCGCTGTTCAGATTGCACCACCAGACGAAAGGACGATCGGACGGGGTGATCGATGCGGAAAGCCTTACGCGCTCTTCCACGCTGTCCCTGCGGGCCGCAATGCGCTCTTGCAGCGTGCGGGCTTCCATCGGAAACAGTAGGCCGGTGTCCATGCTCGGCGCGTATTCGACGCCGACCGTGTGCTGATGATAGTGCAGCGGCGGCAGATCATACCCGGCATTGTCATAGCCAAGGTCGGAAGGCTTGCGGAGCATGACGGCCCACGATGCCATCCACTTCCAGAACTCGTTTTCAGCATGGCCCTTGAGACGCCATTTCTGAGTGTCGCCGCCGTCGTGGGTGAAGAACGTCGCGAGCATGTCGGTGTAGGACATGACGCCCAGGAACTCCGCATGATTGCCAAGCTCCATGAAGTCGTTCGGCGCTGGTGTCGCGGTAGCAGCCAATCGGAACGGCACTTTTGCGCATTCCTCGATCAACTTCGTGCGATACTTCCCATCGGTGTTCTTGAGGATCGAGCTTTCATCGATAACGGCACCACCGAATGACCCGATGTCGAAATGCTCCATCTTCTGATAGTTGGTCACACCGATGCCCTGCGACGGGTCATAGGCGACCAATTGCGCCTTGATGCCGAACTTCACAGCCTCGCTAATGTGCTGCTCTGCAACGGCGAGCGGGGCGAATATGATCACCGGCTTGCCAGTGTATTCGGCCACCTTCTCAGCCCATGAAAGCTCCATCAGGGTCTTGCCCAGGCCAGTGCCGGCGAAGATCGCGGCCCGACCACGGCGCAAAGCCCAACGGGTGATGTCGACTTGGTGCGGCTTCATGATCGGGCGAAGTGATACGTCGCCCATGATGCCCGTTTCGGGGTCGCTGATACGCTTGCGGTCGAGAAACTTTTGATAAGCGTCGATCATGCTGCCCACTCCAATTCGATCTTGACCATCCCGTGCTTTTCGACCGGACCACGCGGCGAGACCTCCAGCGTCCATTTGCTGTCATCCACGCCGATGGCCTGTGACACGCCGTCGAGGGCTGCCTTCATCGAAGAGATCATGTTGTCGGTATCGCGGGCGCGCTGATCAGGCGGGAAGAACGACAGACGAACCTTGATGGCGCCCGCTTCGATCTTGCCGAGTCCAGCCTCCAGCGCCGTATAATAGGCCGTGCGTTTGGCTGCCTTCTTTGCGCGTGCGACTTGCGCCCAATGCTGGCGAGCGTTCGGGCTCAGACGTTTGTCGGGCCATGGGAGGAAGAATTCAGCGGTCTGCATTGTTGCCCTCGCTCAGTTCCGGCGCTATCCACTCGGCAACGCTAGCGAGGCTGTTGGCCCTAGCCAGCAGCCATCGGGCAACCTTGGCCCGTACCGAGAGAGGCAATCTTGCGATCCAAGACTTCGAGCCGCGCCCTTGTTTCTCTGTGTTCACGTTTCAGTTCCTCAATTCGCGCCGCCCTCAGCGCATCCATTTCGTCGCTGTCGATCCGCCGTGCCGTTCCCTCGTAGATTGACCGGGCGCGGCGAACCGTGAATTGCTTGTTGACCTTCGGCGCAATGACCCGAACGGCGTGATAAAAAAGGCTGTCCAGCTTCCCGTAGCGATGGCGCGGGAACGCCTGGAGGAATTCGTTTCTGGCTTCACAAACGGTACTCATTACGGTCTTCCTGTTTGGAGCCTTGGGATCACTTCCCAAGGTCTTGTCGTTGTCTCCCAACACCTTGTCTTTCTCCTGTGGTTGTCTGGCGGTGTTGAAAGGACGCAGACATGAACCACAGCACTCAAACCGACCTCGATACTTGGCTTCCCGTTGGAGAACTCTTCGCGCAGATCGTTGCAGGACTTGCGCCGAAGGTTCTCGATGGGGTCGCCGGTCGGATGCGGGAGGAGGAGAACACCCGACCGGCTAGGTCACACGCTGGAGGTCCGCGCACGTGTGACGATTGAAGGAGCTACCGCCCCGCGTATCGAATGAGTGGACGCGTCCGAGGCCTCACAGAGAGGTTGACCGGATCGTCACGGTAAGGACTGCTTTTCCCGAGCTCGGCGCTGCGCTGTTTGGAAACCATCTCAAGCGCCAGAGCCTCGGAAATGCGGAGAATGTGTGCGATCTCAGCGGTGTCACGACCGATGCGGAAGAGTTCAAGAGCGGTCATTTCAGCCACCGCCGCAAAGCCTGGACGACGGCAGCAAGCGCCAGCGCGTCGAGGTATTCCTCGGAGTAAGGACGATCACCCATTGCGATCCCTCCACTCGTCGTTGTCGTATGCGGTGTCATTGGCATCCGGGGTCAGAAGAAGGACCACGACGAGGATGCAGAAGGTGATCGCGACGGCGATAATGCCGATGGTGGGGGCGCTCATGCGTCCTGCTCCGCGTATGGCGACCAGTCACCGGCCGCAGCGATAGCCGCATGACTTGCCAGCAGTTCCGCCCCATCAGGCATGGCGCACCACAGCACCGGCCCGCCGCCGTATTCCGGCCTCTCCGCAAACCCAGACCAATGACCGTGCGAAAGGATCGAACCGCTCTGCGTAAGCTTCTCGGGGATCCAGTACGTCACCACGACCTTGCCGCAGTTCGTCAGCGCGAGGATCTTCGTGGGGACGTGTTCCGTGCGGCTGCGCTCCTTGGCCTCGCCCTTTACCATCTGGTGGTATGGGGTCGTGACCATCTCGCCCTTAGGGGCGGCGCTGATGTCGGGGGACCATTTCAGGAAGGTGGTGATCATGATTGAGCCCTCAGAACGGTATGTCGTCTTCACCGTCGCGATCCTCACGGGGCGCGGCGATTTCGATCTTGTTGACGATGGGCTGTTCAGCCTTGAATGCGTCGACGACTTCCAAGACGACGAAGGTCGTATCGGTGCAGTTGCGCGCCAGTCTTTGGGCTTCAGTCACCGCGCTTTTGCGGGAAAAGTGACGGTATGTCGGGTTGCCGGTTCCGAGGCCGTAGACCATCCAGAATTTTTCGGTGGACGGCTTCATGTCGGCAATGAATGCGGCTTCAAAGCCTTCTGCAGTCTCCTTGGCTGCATCTCTGGTTGGGCAGATGCAGCTCGACCCGTTAGGCAGCGTCAGCGTTTGCCCGGGCTCGCCGAAAGACCAAGTGATCCTGTATTCACCGGCCTTGCCGTTGGCGTAGCACCAAGAGCATACAGCTTCGACGTTGTTCCAGCGGAGCAATGGGGCGTTCATTCCACAGCCTCCGCCTTGGCGTACCAATCCGCGACGGCAACCTGTCCTTCGGTCGCCGTCTCGATTTTGCGGATCATGTCCGGCGACGGGAAACGTTCACCGCGCACATACCGGTTGATCGTTGCCTGGGGCACGCCCACGAGTTTGCCGAAGCTCTCCTGGGTCATGTCCTTCGATTTGATGAATTCGTTCAGGGTCATGCTGAAAACAATACCGGATTGGTATCGGATTTCAAGCGCAAAATATACCGTTTTGGATTTTGATTGCGGAGGCGGGCCGGTATAGGCTCGAAACATGAATATGATCAGACGCTTACGGGAAGCCAAGGAAATGAGCCAAGCCGAACTGGCTACGCTCGTTGGCACATCGCAACCCCAAATCAACCGGCTGGAGAACGGTGATCGGAAGCTCACGAAGGAATGGGCCGAACGGATCGCCCCGTTCTTGAACGTGCCGCCAAACGTGCTTTTGTTCGGCTGGCCGGATGAGCAGCCTGGCGCGATAGCCCCGCCGTTGACGGGCGAAGACCCGTTCCCCCAGCCGAACGCAAAGGTCGGCGGGAAAATCACTGAGGCGGGGAAATCAAATCCGGTCTACGGTCAGGCGGTCGGCGGCATTGATGGGGAGTTTGTGATGAACGGTTCAGCGCTCTACGAGGTTATGGCCCCGCCCGTCCTGTCCAGCGTCTCGGGCGCCTATGCCGTGTCGGTGGCCGGCGACAGCATGTATCCGCGATACGAGGATGGGGAAGTTTGCTTCGTTGATCCGAAGCGGCGCGTGAAAAAGGGCGACTACGTGATTGCCCAGATCCGGCTTGAAGAGGACGGGCCCTTGCTGGCCTTCGTCAAGAAATTTGTGCGGCAGAATTCAGAGGAACTGGTCCTTGAGCAATTCAATCCGCCGAAGGAGCTGCGCTTCAGTTCGCAGACGGTTCATTCGGTTCATTTCATCGTCATGGCAGGGATAGCGTAACCTCTACCCTTCCAATAACTCC